AATAATGGTACACAATCTGGTGTATTAACATTTGCTGTTCCATATGATGCACCTAATACTTTGTATTATATTTGCCAATATCATGGCAGTATGACAGGAACCATTAATATTAGTGGTCTTGGTCCTAAAGGTGAAAAAGGAACTAAAGGTGAAATAGGACAGAAGGGTGATGAGGGACAAAAAGGACAAGCTGGAGTAGGTGAGAAAGGAGCACCAGGAGAAGATAACTCAACTAAGGGTCAAAAGGGAGAAGATAACTCTACCAAAGGACAGAAAGGTGAAGTAGAAAAAGGTGAGAAAGGGGAAAAGGGTACTCTAGGACAAAAAGGTGAAATAGGACCTGATAACTCTACTAAGGGTCAGAAAGGTGAAGAAGGGCAAAAGGGAGAAATAGGAGCAGATAATTCTACTAAGGGTCAGAAAGGTGAAATAGGACAAAAAGGTGAGATTGGTGTAGGTCAAAAGGGTGAAGAAGGAGAAGATAACTCTACTAAGGGTCAGAAAGGTGATCTTGGTGTAGGTCAAAAAGGAGAGCAGGGTGACGAAGTAAAAGGTCAGAAGGGTGAGCAAGGTAGTGCAGCTAATCCATCTGTTCCTTCAGGATCTGTCATGTTATTTGCACAATCTAGTGCTCCTACTGGATGGTCAAAATCAACATCACATAACAATAAGGCACTCAGAGTTGTAAGTGGTTCTGGTGGTGGTTCTGGTGGTAGTCAAGCATTTACTAGTGCTTTTGCTAACAGATCTGTAAGTGTTAGTGGATCTGGAACTGCTAGTATTAGTATTAGTGTTAGTGGTAGCACTGGAAATACTGGTAATCCTACTACGACTCAATATTTGAATGTTGTGACAGACCAACACGCATCAGTATCAGCAGATTTACCATCACACAGACACTATACTGGTAAGAAAGTTGGTAGTTACAACTCTGGATATGGTCTTGTTGATAGTTTAAGTGCTACTTCATCTGGAGATTTTTATGTAAATTATGAAGGATCAAATGGATCTCACCATCACGCAATATACTTACATCCATTAGGAAATCATACTCACAGTGGGGCATCTTTCTCTGGATCTGGATCTGATAGTGATACTGTTAGTGTTAGCAGTTCTGGTTCTCTTAATATGTCAGTTCAGTATGTTGATGTTATAATATGTACAAAGAGTTAAATAATGTGCTATAATATGTACAAAGAATTGATGTAATGAAAATTGAAGCAGGTAAATTCTGCCCATTAATTAATAAGGATTGTATTGGTTTACAGTGTTCTTGGTTTACTCAAATTCGTGGAATGAATCCAAATACTGGAGAAGAGGTTGATGAATGGGATTGTGCTATTAAGTGGGTTCCTATGCTATTAATTGAAAATTCTCAACAACAGAGACAAACTGGTGCTGCTGTAGAATCTTTTAGGAATGAAACTGTAAAGGTAAGTTTACAGGCACAGGAGATATATAAGGAAGATATTAAACAAAGATTAAATCAACAACCAAGAGAACTTAAAAACATAACTGGGGAGGAAGTACTAGATGCCTAAATTAGTAGTCGTAGCTGAAGATGATATAATCATCTATAATAATGAAGCCATTAAAGTTTCTCATACCGATCTTTCATGGATACCTGATGATGTTTGGGCAGTAAATTGGGATACTGATACAAATAAAGGTTGGATTGAATATAGACAAGAACCAGGTGCAGTACCTACAAGAGGTAATGAAAATATTACTGATCTAGGAATATATGCACAAGCTATTACAGATCATGCTTCTGAAAAAACTGCTCAAGCAGATGCATTAGAAGCATCTAGAAATCATGCATTAGAGGTAAAGCATTATAGAAAAATGATGCTACAAGATTCTGATTGGACTCAAGTTCCTGATTCTCCATTAAGTTCTAGTAAGAAGACTGAGTGGGCAACATATCGTCAGCAATTAAGAGATCTTCCTGCAACCATAGCAGCAGATTCTAATTTAACTGATAAAGCATTGGCAGACGATCTTACACATTCTGGTTGGCCAACAAAACCCTCATAAAGATACTTTTTTATTATGAATATTATTGGTATACATGGTTCTTTAAAAGAATTAGATCCTGGTGCTATACATTTTCCAAATGATTATAAGAGAATGGATGAGCATGATTCTGGTGCAACTCTATTTGTAGATGGGAAACATATTAGGAGTATTGATGAAGAACGTCTTTCTAAAAGAAAATATGATGGACGATTTCCTTATAAGTCAATAGATTATTGTCTTGGAGATCTTACTAAAGAAGATGTTGATATTGTTTGTTATACTCCTTCTGGATGTGACGAGTGTAATAGACAATTAATTCACAAACTTGCTTCTAAAAGACTTCGAGGTCTTTTTCCTAATGCTAAAGTTTGGTTTGTAGGTCATCATTTAGCACATGCTGCTTCTGCTGTTTTTACTGCTCCATTTAATAGTGGTAGTTTTTTAACCTTAGATGGAATGGGTAGTAGTATGTGGAATTTTAACTTGGGTAATGTACCCCAAGGTGAACTGAATAGTATTGGATATTTTGATAAAAATAAAAGACAATTTAGATTCTTTAGAATGCCAGATTGGGGTGGGCATTCGGGAACTAATGTTTTTGGGCAGTTTTATGGTGCAACAAGTACTCATATTCAAGAGGACATTTATTCTGATGAACCAGATAAAGTTGGTGATGATTTCTTACATTCTGAAGGTAAGGTAATGGGATTATCTGCTTATGGCAATGATTTTGAATATAATTTCCCTCAATTTTGTACTGAAGATAGCAGACCTTATGCAGCATCTCCTAAAGATGCTTTAAAAGTATTTGATATTGATCAGTATGAGATGGGTCTTCCTTATATTAATTTTCATCCTACGGGTGGAATTGTTCATAATATTGTAAGTGCTAAAATTTCTCCAGCAGATAAATCTTACTTTGTTCAGAAACATTATGAAGATGCTCTTACATATTTAATTAAAGAACTTAGAGATGATTATCTTACAGACGATATATGTTTTGCTGGTGGATGTTTTTTAAATATAAGTGCTAATACTTTACTTAAACCTTTATTCAATAATATACATATTCCACCTAATACTACTGATTCTGGTGTTCATTTTGGAGCAGCAGTTTGGGCATCATATAGATCTAAAGAAGAAATAGAAATACCACATAACATTGCTCTTTTAGGTAAGTCTTATAATGATAAAGAGATTGAAGAAGCAATTGGATTTAAGGATCTAAAAAATATAGGAGAAATTAAATATAATAAGTATAAAGACTTTGATGAATTATGTGAAATAGTTGCTAAGTATCTTGAGGATGATAAGATTGTTGGATGGTTCCAAGGTCGATCTGAATCTGGTCCTCGTGCTCTTGGATCTAGATCTCTTTTGATGAGTCCCCATAAAGAAGAAAATAAAGATATAATGAATAAGAGAGTTAAGCATAGGGAATATTGGAGACCTTTTGCTGGTATAACTTTAGAAGGAAATGGATATGACGATTCTCCATATATGCTTTTCAATCATAAAATTTTAACTGATGATATACCTGCCATTACTCATGTGGATGGTACTTGTAGAATGCAAACAGTTAATGATGATTTAAATCCGAAGATGTGTAGTTTACTTAGGAAATTGAAAAATCCAATACTACTAAACACTTCCTTTAATGATAATGGCGAACCTATAGTAGAAACTCCAGAAGATGCTATTAATTCATTTAAAAAGATGGATATAGATTATCTTGTTATTGGCAATTATGTAATATCATGAATGATTTAATACAAGTTATAAAAGTTCTTGATCAAGATAAACTTGAGACTTTAAACACCTATATTGATACTTTAGAATTTGATATATCTAAATTACCTAAGAGAGATGGTTCGCCAGGTGTTGATACTTCTAATAGATCTGGTTTGCAGTTATATTTGGATGAAGGTGTAGATGTAGGAACTGACCTTTTACATTCTTGTATGAATAATGCTTTAATTAAATATAGAGAGAAGATTGCAGAAGTTCATCCAAATTTTCAATATTATCCAGTTGGTGGAAAATTGATGAGAGAATCTTTGCAAGTATTAGAATATCATAAAGGTAATCAATATAGATTTCATCATGATGCTGCAATAGATGCTAGATTAAATGAGTACTATAGACAGATATCTGCTATAGTATATTTAAAAGAAGCAGAAGAGGGTGGTGGTACTGCTTTTCCGCATAAAACATTTAAACCAAAAGCAGGATATGGTTTATTTTTTCCTGCTAATTGGTGCTACCCTCATTCTGGAACAGAAGTTTCTAAAGGTGTAAAGAGGGTTGCTGTTACTTGGTATTATATGCAGAGTCCATAATGGAAATACATCAATGTTTCACAACTCTTTTAGTATTTGATAAAAATGAAGGTATAGTTCAAGGATTAAAAGAACATATATTGAATAATGAACCACAAGGAATTGATTCAAATATTGCTGGAGAAATTAAACATAATCTAAAAGAATCTGAATTTGATTTTTTTAGTTCTAATGATATTGCTGTAAGAACATCTGTCGATTATTTTACAGAGTGTTTAAAACAAACTGTAAATCAACAACTGCAAGAAAATTGCAATTATGAAATTGAATATGTAGATAGTTGGTTTCATATTGGAGAGAAGTATAGTATTCATGAAGTACATAGACACCCAAACTGTAGTTGGTGTGGTATTTTTTATGTTGATCCTGGTGATATTAATGGAGGTGGTAGTACTATGTTTCTGAGTCCAATAAACATCAATTTCAAGGATATTTCTAGTAATTCGATGGATGGATCCATAGGGGTAGCACCAGAAGCAGGAAAACTTATATTATTCCCATCATATCTTCAGCATTATCAATCACTTTATACTGGTGATCAAAAAAGAATAGTTGTAGGATTTAATATGAAAATACTTGACAGAGTATAAAATTTGTAGTATCATATAAAAAAGGAGTGTTTTATGGATGCTGAAGAGTCCGTACAGGATATTATAGTTGATGTATGTAAAAGGAGAATTACTTTAATTAGCAGTGAAGGTGAAACTAGATTTGTTAATTGTGAAAACAGTAAACAATTCATAGGGGTAATGGAAGTAATCAAAGAACATGCTGATCCAGAGATGATTACTTATGTTGAACCAAAATTAACGACAGATCGGAA